TACACTTCATTCAAATTCCTCCGCACATTGATAGCAGAAAACTATCAAATCTCCGTCATCTTCCCACATAGTTCCACAACATTGGCACATGTGTAACATCATTGTTTGTCGCATATCTAGACCCAGCAGGCTTCTAGATATATATCTATTGGTAGAAGGGGTTCAGAAACAGGCCACTGCCGGGTGGAATTGGCCTATGCGTTAGCCCACCTGTTCAAGATGTGTTAAGAGTATAGTATAAGAACCTAGTAGTGTAAAAAGTAAAGCATGGCAAAAGCACTTACCAGAGACTTCGAGATTTATATCTTGACACAAGCAGATACAACAGCAGACAACTCAGCACTAGATATGACAGATTATGTCGATATAGCTGACAACGAGGCGTTCGAAATCCACGAACTCGACATAGTCCTTGACCCAACTCAAGCATTCCCAGCAGATGCAGAATGTTTATTCCAACTAGCAGATTCAAACATTCAAGCGTTTGTATCTCATTCAGACCGTTCATCATTGTATGTTGCTCGTCAAACCTTTAACTTGTCTAACCTAGCAATGTATCATCAGGAATCATTCAGTTCAATAACCCCTCTAATCGTTTCTAAGACACTATGGCTAAGAAATGAAGCTAGTGCAGGAACACTAAACTTTACACTTCGCATCAAAGGCCGCATCGTACGCCCATCTGCAAAGGACTACATGGCGTTAGTTCTTACACAGACAGGCAATGTCGCTTGAGGTGTTCTACTTGGTAAAAGTGGAAGGCACTCTTGATGAGTTGCGAGAACTGTTTGTCGAAGGTGCTAAGAAAGAGGCACGCAAACAAGCAGTAAAGGCAGGTGGAGATGTTGTTCGTTCTGGTGTTAAGAAGGCTCGTAAGGTTACTAAGTCGGCTTGGCAGAAGTACATTGGGAAGAAATCGAATCAAGTTAGAATTAAGTCTGGAAAGCGAAAGGGAATGCTTGACCTCGCAAAGATGTCAAGAGCCTACAAGCGAGCACAGAAGGCTAAAGGAAAGAGGTGAAGAAGATGGCACGAATCATAGACAAAGATACTAGATTGATTGATGTGGACTTTGGGCCTGTCGATACTATTGTTGGAAGAGAAGGAGGGTCCTTTGGTCCTACCTCTGTGCAATACAACAAAAACGGTGTTGACCAAATCATTTGGTCCGGTACTGTTGGCGCTTTTGATTCTAGATTAGCAGGTTCATTCGTTCAATACCAATTGATTGACCTTTCTTTTATGACAAAAGAAAATGAAGTAATGCAGCCAATCAACTTGTCTGTTCAAAGAACATCACCAGTTCCTCTAGGCTTTTCTCAAGATGGAAATAGTTTTGACCAAATAGAAGAATACATCTTTGTATTCACTCGACCCCTTAACAATACTAACATTGCAAACGCAACATCTGCTGTATTAACAGATTTTAGACAGATGGGATTAGACCGTGCAGAGGCTTTAATTGGAGCAGATAACATCGAAGGATTAAACTCTGGATGGCCAAGCAAAGCACAGACAATCTATGCAGAGAAAAGAATGTATAACCAAGGATTGGAAAATGCAGCTACAATTACCAATGGCGCACTCACTCAGGCTTCAACAATAAACGAACTGATTGGAATGCCTACATTAGCATCAGTTACTTCTTGGGGTTCCATGGATTCTATTACAGGACCGGGCCTTCATTGCTACAGAATAGTTATTGATTATAGCCAAACATTCCCAGAACTAGGATTGACTTTTACCAATGAAACAAATACAGGGGCTACACAAAGATGGTGGCCTCCTGTAAATGTTGAATTCTTATGTAAAGACCCTAACTTCTCTGAAGGTGAGTATCTAACTAGAGTTGCAAACGCAATGAACTCAACTCCAGAAGGTGGCAATACAGCATGAAGCCTCAATCATACGATGATTGGAAAGCAGACCGCGCTAAGGCCATGGCTGAAAGAACGCCTTATCGTATGATGATTGATGCAGCATACCAAGCAGCCAATCAAAACGATAACTACTATGCTGGATTAGCCAGTAGAATCGACGCAAGAGAGGAGGCTAAGATGCCAATAGCAGGTGAAGGCGCTGTTAGATTTCTAACTATAGCCAGTGATGTAACTAAACCTTTGACTAGGTTCGGTTTCCCCGGCTTTGTAATTTACAGCATCTTTGAAACTACTGAAAGAATCGCTAGGTTTAGGTCGGGCATTAACGAATAGTTTCTGGTATTTTAGTAGGGTATGAATGCCAATCGCAATCGATACAGTCCTTGCGAACCGCTACTATCGACTCATAACCGTTCTTATCCTTGTTACCAAAAATATATTTTGTAATACACTTAGAGCCACATTCAAAACACTTCATTCTTCTTCCCCCAAACAATCAGAACAACCACGGTATTCGGCGACATCGCCTTTACAATTACAAATCATTCTTCCAACTCCTTTCTAACTAACACTAACTGATTAAGAAACCATTCAGGTAAATCTCTACGGTATCGTAACTCGGCTAACAATTCTAATGTTTCTGTATCTTCTAAATCGAAACTATCTTCGCCATTTAATCTTTTTGTAATTGCCATTTCAACATAGCGAGAACGGTTGCCTCTCGCAACATACTTGTGTAGCTTCTTTACCAAGTCTATGTCTAAAGTGAATATGTGTTGTTTCTTCATTGTTCCACCTCTCTCCAATAGAAGACGCAGGTTCTACACATCCCGTCATCAAAAATAATTTTGGCTTTATTGCAACATCTACACTTCATTCAAATTCCTCCGCACATTGATAGCAGAAAACTATCAAATCTCCGTCATCTTCCCACATAGTTCCACAA